TTATTATAGTAGAACACATCAAACTCAGAAGGATAGATAAACAAGAAATTGTTATCATCTTTATATTCTGGATGCATGTGAACTTTAAATTCTTTAATTATATTTCTAACATTTGCAGCTTCTTCTGCGTTTCTCGGAAAGAACATATAATCGAACTGGAATGTTCTAAAGTCTACACTCTTAAATAAGTTTTCTTTCTTAGGGTTTGGGGCTAGACCAGATTGAGCTGAAAGCAATTCAGCATTTGGTCCTTTTGTTAATGCCAGACTAACTGCACCTGCGCCAGCTGCATTAAGGATTTGAGAAGATGCAGCAGTTAACGCTAACTGTTGTGCTGCAGTATCTGTTGCGTCATAGTTCATACCATAACGAATATTCAATTGGTTTGGTACATGAAGTGCGATGGCTTTCTTTAATCGCTTTTGTTGTCTAGCCATTTTACCACCTGCAGCTATCGCCACAACACCAGCACCAGCTACACCTACTGCTGCACCTGCTGCTCCACCCTTTAGCGCAGATTTAGTAACCCCACGGATACCACCCTTTAGTCCATTTGCAACAACACCAGCAACTACACCTGGAACCGCACCTTTAATTGCAGCACCACCAACTGTTTGTCCTACACCAGCACCTGTATCTGATGCATCACCACGCAATCTAGCTGGAACTGAAGCTGGATCAACTGTGTCTTCTTTAGACTTCTTTAGGATACGACTATCTTCTGCTACATTGATGTAGAAAATAACATAGTTTCCTCCATAAAGACCATTGTTAGAATACAAGTCTTTTGGATACTGAAACTGGCTTATGTTATATTGATCTTTATAGGAGGTAGCTGCGCCACGATCTTGGTTTAGTGCCATTATAGTCTCTAAATAAGTTTATAGGAGTTATTGTATATTTATGTTCCATAAAAGAAAGTTCACACCAAGAAATCCACAAAAATACAGTGGGGATCCCTCAAACATAATTATGAGGTCTTCATGGGAGACTAAATTCGCAAACTGGTGCGATTCGAATCCTAGTGTTATCAGGTGGAAATCTGAGGAAATCATCGTGCCATATCGCTGTGCTACGGATGACCGCATTCATCGATACTTTGTAGATTTTCAGATACAGGTTAAAGATAAAAACAATAATGATAAGACTTACTTAGTAGAAATCAAACCATCTAAACAAACAGTTCCACCAGTGTTCCCTGGAAAACGAACTAAAAGGTATCTAGAAGAATCGTTTAATTTCATCAAAAATCAGTCTAAATGGAAGGCTGCAAGAGCCTACGCTAAAGATCGTGGGTGGGAATTCATCATTATTACAGAACACGAACTCGGCTTATAAATATGTATTATGGCTCAAAAGAAATCAGAATTAGAAGAACTATTTGACAAGTATCGATATGATAAAAACATATCGAAGAAGTCTCGCACATGGTTCGAACAACAGGTATTGCTTCTCAGCAAGAAACGCATCACACCTAATCAACTGCTAAGCAAAGCTGACAATCAGTTGACTAGTAATGCGCTTCCTGGAAAACTGTACATGTTCTTCTATGATCCAAAAACAAAAGATACATTACCCTACTATGATAGGTTTCCTCTAGTATTTCCTTTCAGGAAAACTCCAGATGGATTCATAGGGCTGAATATGCACTATCTTCCGCATAAACTAAGATTTATGTTAATGGATAGATTACTGATGTTCAAAAATAACGACAAATTCGATGAAACTACAAGACTTCGCTATTCATGGGGAATGATAGACGGAGTTTCAAAATTTGCTATTGCGAAACCCTGCGTAAAAAGATATCTGTCATCTCATCTGAGATCTCCTCTTATCGATATCAATGCTGGCGATTGGTCTACTGCTATGATGTTACCTGTAGAAAGATTTGTTGGGGCAACAAAAGATCAAGTTTGGCTTGATTCTAGGAGAAACGGAACATGAAAATAAGCGATTTTGTATCAAGTATATCTACAGGAGTAGCTAGAACTAATCGTTATAGTGTAGTAATGGAATTTCCATCGGTGGTAAACACTGAGGGTTTACTAGACACAAAAACAGTTTTGATGTTTTGTGATCAAATACAACTTCCAGCATTAACTGTACAAACAAACCCAAATAGAACATTCGGAGAAGTTCGTGAAACTCCGTACGAGTTTAATTATGAACCGATAACAATGTCATTCTATGTAGACAGTAAAATGCATGTTAAGGTATTGTTTGATGATTGGATTAAAGGACTTCAGTCTATGGATAGAAGAACTTTTAGATATTATGATCAGTACATTTGCCCGCAAATGCAGATTTTAGTTCAGGATACCTTAGATAGAAATACATATCAAGTAGATCTATATGAATGTTATCCAAAATCTATCGGTGCAGTTCAGATGGATTATGCTTCTAAAGATATCATGAAAATCCAAGTTACTATGGTTTATAAATTTTGGAAATCTGTAGAAAGAAATCCTTTCCCTACTGATTCTCAAATCGCTTCTGGGTCTCCGATTCCAGGTGTTGTTAGTCGTGGTATCGATATCCCATTCTTTGAAGGATTCCAAACAGATATTAATGAAATTGTAAACATACCAAATCAGTATTTAGAAAATTTCAGTACATTCCAAAGTACTGTTATGAAAGACTCTGGTATAACTGAATTTAGAAATAGCGCATCAGACGCATTGAATAAAATTAAAAGTGAAAAGTCGAGAATAGAACAAGAAGTGCAAGGTAAAGTACAAGGTGTACTTACTAGTGCTCAAAATAGTATTAAAAACTTTTTCGTATAAAGGAAGTAAGATGGCAGACGAAATTAAAGAAGTTAAAAAAGACGAAGACTGGATGCAGAAAAAGTGGCGTCCAGCTATGGGTTGGATGTACATGGTTGTCTGTATGATGGACATGGTTGTATTTCCAGTTGCTTGGTCAGTGCTACAAGCAGTTCTTAAACAACCAGTAACTCAATGGAATCCATTAACACTTCAAGGTGCTGGTCTATTCCACTTAGCGATGGGTGCAGTATTAGGTATCGCAGCATTCGGAAGAACTCAAGAAAAGATTGCAGGAACTGCAGCAAATGCACCTGCGCCAGCATTACCAGTAAGCACACCAGTACCTAGCGTGCCTGCTCCAGTAGCGATGGCACCAAGACCAATGCCAATGGCTCCACCTCCAGCACCATCGATGGATTTGTTGCCAGATGATCCACCAACTAGGAATACTAGAAACGACTAACTATGAAAATTGATGATAATTTGAGTAATGTATTTAATATGGAACCTATTGATTTGTCTAAAGGTGAAGTAGTTGATGCATCCACTGGGGAAATAGTTGAGAGTAGCCAGAGTAAGATTGAATCGGATTATGATAAAACTAGATCAAACTTACTCTCGCTGCTTCAAAGTGGACAAGATGCCCTAACGCATGCTCTTGAAGTAGCAAAATCTTCAGAGCATCCAAGAGCATTTGAGGTTGTTGGCAATTTGATGAAACAGGTTGCTGACATTAACTCTCAGTTGATGGATCTGCACCAACAGAAACAGAAATTGGATACTCCAAAAGATGGAGCAAAGAGTGTTACGAATAATGCTATCTTTGTAGGTAGCACTAGCGAATTGAATAAATTGATTGATAAAATGAATAAAGGAGAGTGAATTATGGCATTGCCACAAATGAGTACACCATATTATAATGCGTATATTCCATCGACAGAACAAGCTATTAGTTTTAGACCATTTTTAGTAAAAGAAGAAAAGGCATTATTACTAGCTCAACAAAGTGATGACATTACTGTAATGATTGGCACACTAAAAGAGATTATCAAATCTTGTGTGAAAGATCCAATTGATGTCAACTCACTAGCATTGTTTGATGTTGAGTATTTGTTTACTCAAATTAGAGCTAAGTCTGTTGGTGAAGAAATAGAGTTAATTTTTACTTGTGGTCACTGCGACCAAGAAAAGAATAAAGTAAAGTTGAATATTGATCTAACAAAGATCCCTTTGATTAAGGATCCAGATCATTCAAACAGAATTCCTCTCTTTGGAGATGTTGGTGTATTGATGAGATACCCAACTATTGATACTCTAAAAAGAACAGATATCAATAAAGATGATATCAATGCAATTATGGATGTAGTTATAGAATGCATTGAAGCAATCTATACTGATGAAGAAGTGTTTTATACAAAAGAACAAACTAAAGCAGAGATTGAAGAGTTTGTGATGAACTTAACTAAAGAACAATTTGATAAGATTGAAAACTTCTTTACAACTGTTCCAAAGTATAAACAAGATATCGAATATGATTGTCCTGCCTGTGGTGCTCATAACATTACAGTTCTGGAGGGAACAGCCAGTTTTTTTTGATTAATCTCAGTCACGAATCATTGGCGAATTACTATAAAACAAACTTCGCCTTGATGCAATACCATAAGTATGGCTTGGCTGAGATTGAAAACATGATACCATTTGAAAGAGAAATTTATGTATCTATGCTAGTACAGCATTTAGAAGAAGAAAAACAACGAATAGAGAGAAATAAGTAAAATGGCACAAGCATCTACCCAGTTCAGCAATGTAATAATGTTTGAACAAGCCAAAAGCCTCCGAAGTCTTAAAGAGTTATCGGAGAAGGTAGACTCATCTAAAAAATCTAGCGAAGAAACAAAATCTACCAAAGTAGTAGAAACATTAAACGATAATTTAAAAACTCTTGCTCAAAAGATTGAAGATCAAACAAAAATAACTATTAGAAATGCGATCAAGGGTGGTGCTGGCGCAGAAAAAGCAGAACAAATCAATAGCAAGGATGTTAAACTTGCTAGAGGTGAAGACGGCAAAGGATCTCGTTTAAGAAAAATTCTTCTTGGTGGAGATCAGACAGAAGACATTAAAAAGAATAACTGGATGGGTAAGTTTAGTCCAGGAATGGCTATTTCTGGTTGGTTAGACAAAAGAGAACAAAAACAAGCCTATAAAAAAGAAGAAGGTGAGTTTGTTAAGGGTGCAATTCAAAACGATCCAAGAGCAATTGCTTTAAAGAATCTCAAGGGTGAAGACTATGCAGCTGAAGACGCAAAGAAACGCTTCGCTGAACTTAAAGAAAAAGAAAAAGAATTAACAGAAGCTCAAAAAAGAATTGATGAATCTAAAGCAGCAGGATATGCGCCAAAGGTTAAAGACTTAGAAGCCAGAGATAAAGCAACTAAAAAGATAATGGAGATTGACCCAAGAGAGCAATCAAGACTGAAAGCTGATGCTAAGAAAGAAATACAAGAAGGTAATGCATCAAAAGAACCTAAGCATACAGAAAAGACAGAAGATCAACAAGAAGATTCTAGAATTCAAGCTGAATCTGCTTCACAAATGATCAATCTCCAAAAGGGAGAAGCTGCGAACGAAACAACAATGGGTCAGACACTCATTCAGTCTTTAGAAGTGCAAAAACAAATGCTTGAAGCACTCAAAGAAGGTGGTGCTGGTGGTGGTGGCGGTGGATCTCTATTAGATACTGCGACTGATTTAATGGGTAAGGGTAAAGGCAAGCTAGGAAAAGCAGGTGGTATGCTTAGCAAAACAGCTGGATTCTTAGGTAAGCATGCTGGAAAGATCGGAGCAATCGGTGGTGTTGCTATGGGTGCATACGACGCATATACTGGTTGGGGTGATGCTAATGAACAGTTAGCTGCAGGCACGATCACAGAAGATCAAGCCAATGTCAAGAAGTCTGAAGCAGTTGGTGGTGGTGTAGGTGGTGCAGCTGGTGCATGGGGTGGTGCTGCAGCGGGTGCAGCTATTGGCTCTGTAGTTCCAGTAGTTGGAACAGCCATTGGTGGACTAGTTGGTGGTGCACTTGGATATATGGGTGGTTCAGCTATTGGTAAAAAAGCTGGTGGTGCAATCACTGAAGGATATCAAGGTGCTAAAAAATGGCTTGGATTTGGTGAGCAAGAAATTGATCCAGCAACTGGCAAGCCAGTAGAATCTGGTCTATCTAAATTTGCTGGTGGTGCAAAAGATATGTTTATGAAATATACTCCAGCTGGAATGGCAGCAACTGCCCTTATGAATAATAAAGATTCTCTTATTAGCGGAGCACAAAATATCGGCAAGAGTGCTACAACTACAGCATCATGGTTGGGTGATAAGTTGTTCGGTGGATCTAAAGAAAATGAAGATTTGAAAGCTGCTTCTGGCAAGAAACCAGAAGAAACTAAAACAGTTCTCAACACATCAAACAATGTAGTCAATAATAATACAACTCAAGCAGCAAGAAAGTCTGTTCGATCAGACGAAGCCAGTTCCAATAGGTATTTCAATAGCAGATACGCATAAAAAAAGGGATCCGTTTGGATCCCTTTCTAACTAATAACTCAGGCGATTTGCAGAGTTAGTGTTTATCGATTCATCACATACATAGTAACTTCAAATCCAAAACGCATTTCTGTCGCTGCTGGTTTAGTCCACATAGTAATTCTCCTAAAGAGTGACAGAAAGTCCTGTCATTATTACTTATGATAACAACGACAGGATTTTGGTAGTTATGTGATTATTGTTACCTAATGAAAATCATTATTATGCTTCGTCAGCAATCTTCTGGAAGTATGACATAACATCTTCGTCATCATCCGTAGGTTTAGTAACACTGACTGGCTTCGCTGCAACTGCTTGTGGAGCAGAACGAGTTGGTGGTGTATAGTTATCGTCTTCAGACAACTTCGCTGCAGACTTAACTGGTGAGGATTCTCCATCCAACACATCAGCCAATTTCTTAGACAACTCTTCAAAAGACTTGAAGTTCTTTGGTGCTAAGAATTCAGACAAAGCATACTGACGATTGAGGATCTCAACCATCTTGTCTTCATCACCTTGAGCCAATGGAGCAGGTTCCATGAATGCTGATTGGTCGTAGTTAGCATAACCATCAACCTTACGCATGCGCAACTTAAAGTCTGCGCCATCATATGGATCAAACACATTGACTGGCTTTTCATCTTCGAAAGTTGGTCGTGCTTTGTCCATAATCTTATCAAAGATCTTTTTACCAAATTTGAAGAGCATAACTTTGCCTTCATTCTCTGGGTGCTTTGGATCAGACACTACCAACACATTGGCAATGTAAGACAAACGACGCTTCTGCTTGCGAGCAATTTCCTTATTGGCTTCTGAACCAGAATTCCACAATTTAGAATTCAATTCACCAACAGGATCTTTTTCGTTGAGGGTTGTTAGAGAGTTTTCAATGTACCACTTACCAGTTGGTCCTTGAAATGAGTGATTGAAGATTCGAACCCATGGGAGTTCATCACCTTCTACTCGTGGCAAGAATCGCAATGTTGCTGTTCCGTTGCCAGCCTTGTCAGCTTCCAACTTCCAGATGCGATCGTCTTGATAGGATTTTTGACCACCTGATGATTCGGGATTGGCGATCTTTTCGAATTCGGATGTGATTTTACCGAAGTCTGTGTTGCGCATTTTGCGTAGTGCTTGAATGTCCATCGTATTTCCTTTGTATTAAATGTATTAATGTTTTTTTGTATTAGTATGTTTGTCTTCATGTATGTCAAATTCATAATCTAGATCTTCATCATCATAGTATTCTTCAACATAACTATTTAGTACTTTCATACCTTCACCTTTTTGGTTTCTGGAGTGTTTAACACGCTTTCGACCAACTTCATCGTCTTCATCTTGCTGACGAAATTTCTTCTGAGTCATTTTACAACTCTACTAGTTCCTGTTTAAATTGCTCATACATCCGTGTAAGTTTTTCAACATCAAACTTCACGAACCCCTTACACTTATCTATTCTACGACATTCTTCATCCCAAAGCAAATTTAAATGAGTCCAGTCTGCAAGATAATTGTTGATGCAATTTAAGATAACCATCGTTTCAATCGTAATAAAACCACCCAAAAACAATTTCAACAGTTCTGGACTACCGCCAGAGTACAAGTTATCCATTTTAAGGGATTGTTTTTCCAAATGAAGCGTGATTACTTGCAAATCGTTATTGAAAACTTGAGAAATACTTTGTTTCCTCTTGTTCCATTTGACTAGATTCTCTTCTGCTTCAGCATCAGAATATGCCACAGAGTCGTTTCCATAGGCAAAGTTTGCCACAAAATATTGGATTATATCTCGCTCAGTATCGAATCTCCTTGATAGTTTCTCGAAAATAAAACGATCATTTCGATTGTAGAAAGTATCTCTACCACCTTTTACATGACCACGATTATTAAATACATTATATTTGTTGGTAGTGAAATGCAACTTCACTGCCATATATAACTTCCATACTTTATATCCGTCCACTATTCAGTTTCCTACATTGTTCTCTGACTTCGGGTGGGAAATCTGGGGAAATTTCCGACAGACGACAATCATAAACAACTGTTCCGTGTTTTGGTATTAAAAGAAAAAACAGTCCCCAAAATGTTACAATAAAAATTGCTGCAAATATAAAAAGGAGATTTTTAAATATCCAACTTTGCGGTTTTTGGTAAGAGTCCATTGTCCTGAAAGTCCATTTTGATTTTGTCTTTTAAAGATTTATTGACCAGAGATTTAATCTCTTCTGGGTCAATATAATTTTCTTTACAATACTCCAAGATAGCATCTACATGGGAACATTTCTTATCCCGTGCTGTCTGTTCAATGAACTTGGAAAATGAATTCGAATCTTCAAACACTTTTGAATTTTTTAATGTAAATATCTGCTGTTTTAATGATTCCGTTGAGTTCACTATATTCCTTAGATTTAGTTTTGTATAATTTCCAGATTGGAGTTTCAGTATCTTCTGTAGACATTTTTCGTTCAAACATGTCAAGGTACTTGTCGAACCACTTATCCATGACAGTGCGTTCTTTCACCAAAACTGCTTTGATCTTTTCAAGTGCTTCGACATCTTGGTCGTAGGCACACAGTGAAAATTTGTCAAGATATTCTTGTTTACTCAGTTCCATAATTATCCTCTTCGCATTGTTGCGATTTCAATTGCTTGTTCATCACTAAAAACAGGCACAGCATTAGACTTATGCATTGTACCAATACCCTTAATGGCATTGCCAGTGTATACAGGATTGGGTTTCTTGTAACATGGCGCACCAGTAAATGGAAGACTTGGAATCTTAGGTGTCTCACGACAAGCAGGTTTTCCAAGGAAGTCTGACTCACTGAGTTTCTTGTGCTTGTTTGAAGCAGTCGAAGTCTTTGTGGCATACTTCTTTAACATGGCTTCCCATGATTCTCGCAACTCTCGTTGCTTTGCAGTTGGTTTGCGTTTCTTAGACTTTTTAAATGATGTATGAATAATCGTCATAATAACTATTATACTCCAATTAAGAATTAAAGACAATCAACCCAAAGTCTTGCGTGGGAATCCGTTTGCAAAACCACCAGTGCCAGAAACGAATCCACGAGATGTTTTTGCACGCATAGTTTGCTTGGGTGCTTTCCGTGCTTTTACAACTTCAATGGAACCACCACTACGGATAAATGCCTTAACTTGTTTTTCGGTTTCGGCACGCAACTGAGATTTTGTTTTAAAAACGATCATAATATATTCCTCTTCAATTAAACAGTGGCAGACAATTTGGCTTCCATCATTTCTGACAGAATGAACTTTGCGATGTTGATGTTTTTGCGAGCCTGATCGGTTGCTTGCTCATGACCAAAGGTCATCAATTCTTGCGCATCAGACAACACACCCATCGCAACCATTTCCAAACCACTCAGACGAGCAGTAATAGAATTCATGTATTCTTCACGGATGTCAGCTTCAGTCATACCGTAGCAGTTCTTTTCGAATTCAGTCATTTCGTTTCCTTTTCTAATCAACATAAGTCTATTATCGCTCAGATTGCAATTAAAGACAACAAGTATTTTGACACTCGTAAGTTGTTGTTTTTACAAGGAAAAATAACCCCTTGATTAGAGGGGTTATTCAGGAAATAGCCGAAAAGTGTTACTTTTTAGCTGGGAGAGGTGAGTTGGAGTGGTCTTTAGCCACAGCGTAAGCCACGCAGATGTTGTCGTTTTCTCTCGAATACGCACAACGAACCGCAACAGGATCAACACCCTTAACGATACCATTTTCAATGTTTCGTGACATTGCTTGGCTTTCGTTTACATGATAATACGAAGTAGAGCCAATTAATGTGATTATAACAGCAGTCGCACAAACTGTAAATAAATTACCTTCACTCATAGTGATCCATCCTTTGATTTTGTTAATAAGTTGCATCATCGATTACTATCCTTATCCATAATGGACCAAGAGATAGGTAAAGGAGACGAGCATTAGGATTCATGTCGTTAAATAAAGCATCCTTAGTTTCAATCTTTGGTTGCCAGTGAAATGGATTAAGAACAAGTCCAATCCATACACCAGAATGCCTAAGATATTCCATTATATTTTTCATTTCAGATCCTTTACCATATCGCAAAGTCCTAGTTTTTTAGATTCTTCCGCTGACAACCAAATGTCTTGTGGTGGAAGTAGAGTTTCACGAATCTTTGCTTCAGCTAAACCAGTACATTTTTTATAGTGAGCAATCATTCGTTTCGTAGTCAGATCAAATTCTCTGACAGTAGCAAATAACTCATGTTCTTTACCAAACGCTCCCCATGAATACTGATGAGACAGAATAGAAGTATTTGGTGTAAGAATTCGCTGACCCTTAGTGCCAGCAGCAAAAATTAGAAGTCCAGCAGAAGCAATTTGCCCAAGACCAATTGTTCGAATTGGAATTGCCGAACCTCTCATTGTATCAATAACAGCAAACGCTGCATTGAGGTCACCTCCAGGAGAGCAGATAATCAAGTTGAGTAACTCTGGTCTCTCCTCAGAGAAATTTGATTCCATAATCCATTCACAAATTGGTTTGACTGTCTGTAAAGACACTTCGTCAAACAATAGATAAAATCCGTGTGTAGAATTGTCACCCTTTGTAAGAAAATCCAAATTCAATTTATTCATCATGTTTGCCATCATATACTCCAGTTAATTAATAAGGTGTGTAAAAGATATGATTACCAATTACAACAGTTTTCTTCAGTTTCCAATTTGGATTTACATAGTTTGCGTGGTAGTATAACGCACCCATAGTATTATCTTTCATCACTTCATAGTTCATGTAAACATAAACTGCGAGATCCTTAATGTCATTATACACTACTTTTTGTCTTTCAGACAACTTTTCAGACTTGTGTAATGATGACATTCTTGGCTTGTCCTCACACCACCATGAGAATTGACAAGTTGATTTAGTTTTTTGTTTCACAACTCCGCATACGGAGTCTTCAAATCCGTGTTTTACTCTATTCAGAGTAACTAGAGCAACTGCTATTTTGCCTTCTTTTGGCTCATAACCTGCTTCATAGAAAATATTATCTGCGAGGCATTCAACCTCTTTCTTTGTAGATGGTGTTAAGTCACTAAAATCTACATGCAACATCTGTGTCGCATTACTTGTGTTTGTTATAACAATTGGTGTTGCAATAATTAATGATATAATCAATAATGTTGCCGTCAATATGTTTTTACGCATAATGATCTCCTTAATTAGTTAAAGAAAGACATGCGTGAGCATGCCTTTCCGATCCCATATCAGGTGGACTTTTTCGTAGTCTTATTAGTATCTAAGGGGATGTTTGAAACGAAACCATTTAGGACTTGCGCCTTTGCAATGATATCGCTTTCGATTGGATAAGCAGGGAATCCTGGATGATCAGGAATCGTGCCACCATTGATTTTAGCGGATTCGACTTTAGTTTG